ATATTCAGTGGACTAAAATCATTGCTCTCATACAGACCGTAGTTATATCCACTCTTAAATCCTTTAGAAAAGTCCTTAAGATAATGAAACCGCAGAAGTAACTCTGCGGCTTCGGATTTACTTACACGGTCTATTGTGTAATCAGACTTCACTCGTCGGCAAGTCGTGCGAAGTAGGACATTGCATCGTCATCCTCATCTTCATCAGAGGAAGAAACAGTGCGAGTCGGTTTCAGAGAAGACAGTTCATCACGGAGATCTTCAGTGAGTTCACGGGAAGAACCACGAGTGTATTCTTCTTCTTCACCTTCTTCAGGATCTTGGTAGCGAGGAGTGCCTTTATTACCCAGAACATAGTCAAGACGCTTCTTCAGGGTATCATAATCCTTGAACTGATCAGCAGCAACGAGTTCGGCAAGCGAATACTGCTTCTTCCAGATTGCTTCCATTGCGTCATCATCGTCAAGGAGAGCATCAGGGCGGGCAAACTCGCTGGAGTCATAGTTACGATAACCAGCAACATTCTTTGCCTTCAGTTTGAAGTTAGCACCTTGCCAGAAGTCAAACGGATCGATTGCTTCCTCATCCTCAAACTCAGGTTGCATAGCAGCGGTGAGTTTGTCGAAGATCTTCTTACCGAACTTATACAGGAAGACTTTACCTTCGTTAGAGGGGTTAGCGGGATCCTTGACCACATAGATGTTAGTAATGTAAGTCAGTTTACGCTTCTGCTTACGTGCCTGCTCCTTACCAGCATCGGTGCCGTTGTTCCACAGCATCGTGTTGTGCTCAGACACAGGATCCTTCTGACCCAGAGTAGTCAGAGAGTTCTCAATATACCAACCACCAGGACCTTGGAATGCGTGACTGTAGAGTTTCACGAACGGAAGGTCCTCACCGTTCGGAGCAGGCAGGAAACGGATAACGGCATAACCATTGCCGCTCTTATCACATTCCAGTTTCCACAGGCGATCATCACCACTGGAACCGCCATTGTTATTCATTTTTTCGACTTCCTTGACCAGTTTTGCGGTCAGGTTGCCAAGTTTGGATTGTTTTTTAAGATCTGAAAAGCTCATTTTGGATTTGTCGAATAAATTGGATTTGGGGGATTACTCAGATAGTATAACAGGGATGCCCTCAGTCGTCAAGATATTGCTTGAGGGATTCGATTGTCTGATTCATACTGTCGAATAAAACTTGCATATCGGTCTCTGGTGGGAATCCCATCAGTGCTACCGATTTGCGAAGATTCTCTTTCATCTCAACCGCTTGTGGGTCATCTGAAAGAGACAATCTAGTATACATGATCCTTTGCTTTTCTAGCAAGGTCTGTAACTTTTCAACGTGTTCTTTCTTGGTCTCATTATCCATTACACCAAAGGTAAGGATACTTCCATAGATTTGTTCTTGAAGATTATTAATTTCTTCAAGTTCTTCTTGAATAATATCAGATTTAAAAAATTCACTCATTGATAATGGACCGCAAAATCTTTCGGTAGTTGAACACATCAATATTTAGGAATGGGGAATATTTTTTCAATTTCAAACTTACGGTTTCCCACACAGGGTCCAGAAGTTTCTTATCAAAATCGTTTGAGAAATGGAATATTTTTTCGTAGATTGTGAAAGTTTCTAGCGATAGTTGCCCGCTTAGAAACTTTTTGAATATCGGAGGGTGACCTTTGGTACAGTTGAACAAACTCTCTAACTCGTTCTCCGATAACAATTCGTTGCTTTGCTCTTTGAATAAGTAGGTCAAACTCTGTTGACGCTTCATCCACTCGGCGTAAGTTCTTTCTCCAGAATTGATAATTTCGCCAATCCATAAGTTGCTGGGGTTGTCTGCTGATACAAAGTTTGATACTAAAAAATCTACGACTTCTTTATCGTTATACTTGCGACTTGTCTTCTCAAACCAGTATTTGTCCTTGCGTTTGTTAAACGAAGTCATACTGGCACGAGTCTTCGCACCGTACTTAAAGAAGTCGTATTTTGGGTTTGTGAAATGATTTTTGAGCGAGAGATAATGTTGATAAGTTTCAAAGGGGCTCACGATCATAAAGGCAGTTTTGCTCTTGAAGTACGCTTCATGAAGTTAAGACGAGTTGCGTCCCACTTCAGTCTCTCTTTCAATGGTTTTGAAATGAGCTTCGTTACTGATTCTACCTCAAGATTATTGATTTCGCAATAATGGCAAATAGCATCAATGTAGTTGAAGTTTTCTTCGGCAACGATCTTTTCAATTTCCAAAGCAAATTTGGAAGGTGTTAAGAATTTACTTTCTATTGCCTGTTCTAATTCCTTATTTGGTTCCATAGAGTTCCAGTTTATCTCCAACAAACTTTCTAATGTATTTGCCGAGTAGTTTGATGTACTTTGATTTGTCTCGTTCTTCATAGACGACGCATTCTCCATTTTCACAAGCCATGATAATTACAAGTTTTTTGACCGAAATACCAGTCAGTTCGTACAACATACAACCGTATGCCATACATTGAACAAAATAGTGTTCAATCCACTCGCGTGGTTTAGGTTTTTTAGAAGTCTTAAAGTCTATTATTGCTAACTCGCCGTCATATTCGGCAATACAGTCAACTGTCCCAGCAATACCTAGTTGCTTACTATATAGGGACCCTTCAAGGGCGTAAATATTATTTATACGATTTAAGTCTGTTTTGGCAATCTTAAACAGAAAATCAGACATTGGTTGAACTGATGGAAGATCTTGATTAGAAAGATAATTTTCCACCAGAGTGTGCATATCGGTTCCACGACTTGTTGCCGCTTTTGTAACACGATCTGCTTCTTCATCACCAACTTTCTTACGCCAATTAATAAAGATCTCTTTATTAAAGTGACTGGTAATAGAAGTGATAGAGACCAACTTTAGAAGTTGGTCTTCATCTGGAACTTTATAATAACGAACACCATCTATAGTCTCCCTTTCAAGTTCAGGGAGCGTCACATCAACATGATTGAACATTAAAAACCTGCTTCCATTTTTGCGATAATGTATTCTTTGACAAGTCCAGAACGAACAATATCATCTACACCAAATTCAATTATATCAAAGGATGGCATTTTACGCAAGACTGTCATAAAGTCTACAATACCATTACGCTCGTTTGTCTTCTGTAAATCTGACTGTGAGGCATCACCACAGAAGCAAATCTTGGTATTTTCACCAACACGAGTAATGATGGAATCAAGTTCGTGGAAGTTTAAGTTTTGAAATTCGTCAACAATAACAATAGAATTATCAAGTGTGGTTCCACGAAGGAATGAAGTTGACCAGAACTTAATGGTTTCTTGTGACTTGAGATTTCCGTAGAGCATCTCAAAGTCAGCATCAGAAGGCATCTGGAACATATACTTCACCATATTCTTATAAGGAATCTGGTAAATATCTGCCTTGTCATCATGAGTTCCAGGAAGGAACCCAATTTCACGAGTTGCTACCAAAGAACGAACGAGATAAATTCTTTCATAAGGAGTGTATTCGTTCAGAACATCTTGAAGGGCATTGTAGAGTGTGATGAATGTCTTACCCGTTCCAGCACAACCATAGGCAACAATGTGCTTACCTTCTTTATAGGAATCAAATAAACGTTTTTGATTTTCTGTAAGAGGATCAATATCAACGAGATAATCGGAACTTAAGGGTTTTCTCCTTTTCATCTGTTTTGCCGTGAGTCCAACCCCGATAGGTTGCTCTGCAGATGATCTTTTTCTTCTTGCCATACTACTGTTTTTGATGATTTGCTATTTTTAAAATATGATTCATAAATGAAGAAATACTCATATCGCTTTTCATGTAGTTGCATTTAGTACAACAGGGAGCACAATTTTCTTTTTCATATCCTTTCATACTATCTATTCGGTCAATTCCATTGTAAGGAACAGGAACTCCAACATAATAGTTTTTACCTCTATGTGGTTGTTTTATTGGAGCAGGATCTCCGCAATAGAAACAATCTTCTTTGATTATTTCAAGATAATTCTTCTTTTGTTAGATTAAATTCTATATTTCTAGTTTTTGCTCCAGTTTGATATTGTTCATAAATGTATCTATAAACACTTTCTGGTTTTCTTCTTTTTTGTGAGTTTAAATTGTTTCTATAGATATGTTTACATCCACAACTTTTTGCCCTATCTAATTCATTTTTACATACAAAACTATCGTATCTAAAAACTTTTTCTGTGCCACAAACGCATTTACACAAAAGTTTTTTTCTTTTTTTGCCGTTAGAATAGATTTCAAAAAAAGGAGGAGCAATAACTTCAAGATGATAAAACTTATCACCTACTTTTATTTCTGGATGTTTTATATAAGGTCTAGTCATAAACCTAGTTGGAATAGCATAATATTATTTATATTATAGCATGGTTTAAATTTTTTTTACCTTTGACCCGGGAGCTCTGCTGGCTTTCTCTAGAACCGAGTTCCATCCGGGGTTGCGATTGACGAGTTTATCTTTCCACTCACCAACCTCACCTGGAGATGGGCAAGTAGAAGGATCCGACCAATCACGAATCCAGTCAGGATTATTTGCCTTCCACTGATCCCAGTCGTGGATGCTCATCTCCACTTCTTTCTGTTCACCAGTGGTTTGATTAATAACAGGATATACAGGACACATAAGTTACGAAATCAAGATAATTTATTTAGACCCACTCAAGGGCTTCTGCCACTGTCGGGAACTGTTCGGAAAACACCTTCTTACACTCTAGAGCAATATCCATGTGTTCTTGTTGAGTACCATTAGCAGATCTCAGAGTTATATAATGGATCCATGAGCGACATGAACCACTCATATAAATGCGTGTAGGCGTCGCCAGAGGCAATACAAAGCGGGCACACTCCTTTGCCACACCGTGAGCAAGAAGTTCCTTGTAGAGTCGCATACCCTCCGCAAAATGGTCTTGAATCTTACTTTGTAGAGTTAGTTTTTCATATTCGCCAATATCATCAATGGAGTTCTGACGATTCTTGGTATCCTGACGACGAAGATCAGGAACAGGAATGTATTCAGAAATCAGTGAAGTATCAGCATAGCGTTGCGAGAACTCTTGATATGTGAACGAACGGTGACGCAGAATTTGAGCTGCGATACCACGATTCGTTTCAATCTCAAGAGTCATAAAACTCTGTTCAAAAACAGACCAATGATTATGCTTAATACAATAAGCAAGCAACTTGGCATAGTTTTCGTTGTCCTGATTCGCAGGATTGCTAACTCTCGCAACATATGCCATTGTTTGTTCTGCATCGGGAGTTACACTAATCAGTTTTACGCTCATTTCTTTCCAAATCCTTTTGATGTTTTTACTTCCCATTCAGAGAGTTGCTCTTTCAACTCTTTAAGTTGGGATTTCATTTCTTTGATTTTTTCATCAGTATAAAGATGATCTTGCTTGACAAGTCGTTCAAGCAATTTAATAAGTTTTTTTGCTCTGCTAGTCATTAATCTGCGTACCCATCATCATCGTCATAAAGTTCATCATAATCTATGAATCTTTCTGTTGTTTTTTCTGGTGTTTTGTAAGCGGAAACATCAGAATACACTTCTGCCTTCAGAGAGTCAACCAACAATTCCAGATTACGGACGATGAGTTTAAGTTTTTCCTTGTCCATAAGATACGGTTCTCTCAAGGCATTTTAACATAAAAAAAGGGGGAGAGCAACTCCCCCGCAAATATTACAATTGACTCAACATCTCCCGACATATTCTTTTACAACTCTGTTGATTTTCATCACACTCAATCAAACAATTAAAGTAGTCATTCATTAACTCATTCTGTTCTGTAAATTTATCAATTGTCTTCTCAAGTTTTCCCCAACCCGCAAGTTGATTGTAAGAAATTAAGTTGTGCATAATGACCTCCACGCACAAAGAATATCATAACAAAGAATTTTCGCTCATTTGTATGACCTCATTATTCTACTACTATCTATAGTAATTGTCAGGGATCCTTAACAAAAATTTATGCCTACTCATAAAAAAAGAGGGTTTCCCCTCCAAGTATCATTTATCCAACCACTGAACATACATTGATAAAAATACAGTCGTTAAAGCAATCGCGGCAGTAGTTGATACCATGAACTGTACCATTACCTTGCTCCTACTATTTGTGCTAGTTGGGCTTGATGACGACGCTCTTCTTTTTGTTTTTGTTCTTTGATAAGTTGCAAGAAGTTAAGTTTTTTCATTTTGCCCTCGTCATGGAAGTTTTGTTTCCATTCTCATCAACATAAAACATGGTTCCACGGTAGATTTCTACATGTGGTTCAATTTTGAATGATTGATTTGGGCGACTTGTGGTGTCATAAGTAACACCACGATAAGTAACTTGTGCCATTTGGTTTTTCTCCTAAAGAAATGAGATGGTTAGTCCCGTTCCTTCAGTCGGCTTTTGCGTCTATGAAACAACCTTTCTTTGTGACTTGTTCAATTTCCAATATGAGACCAATTTTTTCATGGTCAGTGACGAAGTTACTAGCATTAACTCTACTAATGAGAAGTTGTGCTTGTAAGCAAGATAAAAAGAGTTGTTCC